CAGAGAACAATTTTTAAAGAAATAGTACCCAGCCGATTTCTCACCTGGATTCAATTTATCTGTGACTTCAACTTTAGCATCTGTCAGGTCGCACTTTTCGAACATAACATGCCCAAAATGTTTCTTTGTATTTAATGAAATATTAGAACTCCTCAAATTACAATTTGTAAATGTATGACTGGATGAGAACGTGCAATCCTCCCAAGTAGTACCAATCATGTTGCAATTTTCAAAACTGCTACCACTTCTGCCAAAATTAGTAACTATATCACATAAAAAATTACAATTCTTAAAGATAGGATGTTCAAATGTAAAAGTCGTTGTTCCATCACTATTTACGTCAGATAGATTTCCAATATTAAAATTGGAAAAAGTAGGAGTTCCAGTAAAATGAACTTTTTTTCCTAATTGTAAATTTTTAATTGATTCAAATAAACAATTAAAATAACTCGAATTAGGTGTACATTTACCATCTGTAATAACTGTTCTTTGGTTATCTGGATCATATGCATATTTAAACGTAAACATTGACTTATTATTTGTATCAGACATATTCATATTGTATGTTTAGTTATCTTTTGTTCATAAGAAAAAAAATCATTTTTTTATGTTAATTGCCATATACAATAACAACAAAATTAGAGTTAATGAAATAGCGACAACTGTCCATGTATTGGTATTAATCTTTCCTTCTAAAACTGTTGTTTGTTGATCTAGTTTTTGTAGAGTTCCCACATCACAATTCTCAACAGATGTTGTCATACTATCGTGAGGAATTCCCTTCTGTTGGCACTCTGTTGGACTTGAACAGAAATCACTTGCGGTTTTAATAATTGGATACTCCATTCCTGTAAATGAAACACTTCCAACGAAAATACCCAAAAGGAGACCATTCAATGAATCTTTCACTGCTCCTCCATTAAAAGAGAAAAGCATAAGTGTTAACCACGTAATAAAAGCCAAATTGACCGAAAATTGCTCACCAGATGATTTAACAATAATATTCTCCATGTCGTATCTTGTACAATTCTCAGAATTCTTGTCCCTCACATTATAAAGAACATTGCTGAATATATTACTTCGATTTCTCAAGACATACAACATAACAGCTGTTACAATAATCAATCCAGAGAATACGAGATAACTTGGTGTAAACGAACTTATTATATTGAAAATCATTATGAATCCACCAATAATGAGAACTGCAACGGATGTAACGTTATTGAAAACCGCAGAATCTACAGAAGTTGCGACCTTAATTGCGGGGACTACGAGACCAACTATAAAAGGTACCCATAATGCGTAATTCATTTTATTTCCAGATGAGGTGAAAGGGAAAGGGCCATTGAATTTAACGAAGAAAAGGATAACACACATAATAACCATTATCAAGAAATCCGTTAATTCGCTGTTCCAAACACCTGGAACGTAAGCGTTAACAATTTGTGTTGGACTTGAATCCAAGTTTGTGTTCAAAGTTATTGTTTGATTGTAATATTTGTCTGGGTACACTCCAAACATTGCAAATACCAATTTAATTAGGAAATAACCAAAAATTATCATTATGAGAAACACTCTCAACTTATTAACAAGTGGATTCCCTTCATTTGTACCGACGTTATTGTTATTTGAATCCATATATTATAACATTTATTTTTTTCATAAAATTCAAAAAAATGAAAAATAAAAATAGAAAATAAATATTTAAAGAGATTATTATTATTCAATAATATGTCTACCGAAGATATTTGGAATATGTGTTCTGATATGGAAAGTTCCTTCGATACTAAAGAAGAGGAAGAGAGTGTGAAAAAAAAAGATGAGAACGTAATAACGAAGGAGAAACCAAAATGTTTGCAATGTTCATCTGAGGATTTCGTTAGAATTAATAACGAGAAGATGGCTTGTGCGGACTGTGGTGCGGTAGGTGATATGATCATAGATTATGCCCAAGAGTGGAGATATTATGGTTCAAATGATAATAAGAGATCATCTGATCCTAATCGATGTGGTATGCCATCAAATCCTTTGTTTGATAAGCCGTCTTTAAGTACGGTTATTTTGGGAAGGGGATTTGAAAAGTTGAGGAAAATGAATAGTTGGAATGGTATCACTTATAAGGAGAGGAGATTGATTGAGATTTTGAATATGATTTCTGATAAGGCTAAAAAAGGGAAAATTCCTCAATGTGTCGTCGATAAGGCGATTGTTTTGTTTAAAAATATTAGTGAGAATCAGATTAGAAGGGGACAATCTTTGACTAGTATTATAGCGTCTTGTTTGAGATTAGCTATTAAATATCACTCTATTCAAGATATAGATGTAACAAGAAGTATTAATGAGTTAGCTAAGTTGTTTAATTTGGATGAAAAGAAGTTTAAAGAGGGGTACAATGAATCATTCGAAATCATGTTCCGCAAAGACCGAGAATTCATCAAGAAGATTAGGCCAACTCGTCCGATGGATTTAATTGCTCGTTTCTGTGCGTTTTTAGAGATTAATGATGAATATAAGCAAATTGCAATCAAAGCTTCCAACAGGGTAAATAAGTTGGGAATTTGCCAAAAAAATAATCCAAAATCAATTGCCGTTGGAGTTATTTATTTAGTGTCTCAGATTTATAGGTTGGGATTGACTAAAACATTAATTTCCGCCAAATGTGGCACCTCCGAAGTAACAATCACCAATACGTATATGGAGATGTACAGGTTTAGAAAATTTATTTTATAAATTTCTAAATCCTGCCCTTCGGGTACAAGTTTAGAAAATTTATTTTATAAATTTTTAAATCCTGCCCTTCGGGTACAAGTTTAGAAAATTTATTTTATAAATTTTTAAATCCTGCCCTTCGGGTACAGGTTTCGCAGATTCATCTTGTAAACGCCATTAAATCTTAACCAAATCTTAACCAATCTGTCCGCGTAGGCGGAGCTGGGGGGTAGCTGGGGAAGCATGCCCCCGCAAAATTGATTTTTATTTTATTTAAAAAACAAAATAAAATAAATAGTATTATGGATTACATAAAAGAATTTGCACCATATTGGGAATGTAATAAATGTAATGATATTTCAGGTAATATTTACCTGTGCGGTTCGTGTAAAAAAGGTTTTAGATGTACAAAATGTTTCTGTACATGTGATATACAGTTTACAAACGAGTCTGACCAATATATGATGTGTCAGATTTGTGGATCAAGAGTAAGAACAATAGTAGGTATGATCCCTGATGAATGGGAGAGTGTTGAAGATGGTGATAAAAAATATTTACAAGTACGTTACACAGATATATCTGACGATGAAGAAACAGTTCAAAGAGGATTTAAGATAAAGTTTAATTTTACTGGAATCAATCCTACAATAAATGTTGATGGATTTCTGGAAAATCTCCCAAAACCTGATTTCGAGGGAAGTGATTTTGTTTTGACTGATGAAGAACTATGTTTTCTTTATTCTTCAATGGTTATTTTTGGTAGTGCTAAACCAGTTATGTGTAATTGTATTAATTGCTTTATGCGTAAAACAATACTCATTACCAATTTTAGTGGATTTATGTTAGAGAATTTGGAACATGAAAATATCAATACATTCAGAATGATTCTTAAATATCTGAAAATGTATTGGCACCAAGCTCCAAACATAAATCCCATCAATAATGTATTAAATCAATCAATGGAAGACGATGCTGTAACTTTTTCAGCAACGGACAATGTTATTGACAAAATAAAAGAATCAGGTATTAAATTCAAGGATATTAAAGAAGAAATAGATGATAAAATGTGTACAATTTGTTTTGAAGAATATGGAGATGAATGCAAGTTATCTCGCCTTACATGTTGCGGAAAATATTTACACACAGATTGTATCGTAAAATGGTTTGCCGATTATGGACACAAATGTCCCCTATGCCATCACGAATATGAACATAACGAAGATCCAATTCCTGTAGGTGATGAAGAAAACGAAGACGAATCAGAGACTGAAGACGAATCTGAACCTGTTGAAGACGAATCTGAACCTGTTGAAGACGAAGATGAACCTGTTGAAGACGAATCTGAACCTGTTGAAGACGAATCTGAACCTGTTGAAGACGAATCTGAACCTGTTGAAGACGAATCTGAACCTGTTGAAGACGAAGATGAACCTGTTGAAGACGAATCTGAACCTGTTGAAGACGAAGATGAACCTGTTGAAGACGAAGATGAACCTGTTGAAGACGAATCTGAACCTGTTGAAGACGAAGATGAACCTAAAATTTATCCAGAAGATATATTAGATGATATCTGTTCTGAAGTGGAAGAGGATGATCAATAAAATATTGATTTTCTTTTTTCCTTATTTCTTTTTATAAATATAATAGTATGCTAGGATTTCATACATCAGTAACATCTAAAAAAATGAAAAATTCTATTCAAAAAGCATTTGAAAAACATAACGGAGACGCAACTGTTTTTCAAATTTACCTAAAAAGTCCCAAAAGATACGCTTTGTCCAATATCCCCAGCGATCAAATTGAACAAACAAAAACTTACATTGAAGAAAACGGAATCACTTTGGTTTCCCACGCTTGTTACTTACTTAATTGTGCAGTTGAAGCAAAATGGGAACAAAAGGTTATGAACGCAGTCGATGACATTCTTGTTATCGATTCAATGGGAGGAATTGGCTCCGTCTTTCATGTAGGTAAACATTTAGGAAAGGGTTTGGAGTCTGCTCATGAAAATATGGCAAAATTTATTACAACGGTTGTTGAAAAAACGGGAAAACTTGGATGCAAAGCTGATTTCATATTGGAAACAGCTGCAGGTCAAGGAACTGAGTGTTTGACAGACATAGTCGAGTTTGGGAAGTTTTATCATAGGTTGGATGAGGAGATTAGAAAGAGAGTGAGTGTTTGTATTGACACATGTCATGTTTTCTCAGCTGGTTACGATTTACGTACCACCGAAAAAACTGGAGAATTTATTAAATTAGTTGGTGAAAATATCGGTTGGGAAAATGTTAGTTTGATCCATTTGAATGACAGTGCTAGAGGATTGTCTTCTAGAGTTGACAGACATGAAAATCTATTGAAAGGATTTATTACAATGAATGATTGCAGTGGGTTGAAACATTTTGTGAAATTTTGCTACGGAAAGAAGATTCCACTTGTTTTAGAAACTCCTGTAAGAGAAAATAATCGTGAAGTGGAAATTGAACTCCTTAAAAAATGGATATTGTGATAAATTATCTATTATAATGTAATGTATGATGTCTCTATTTTTACATTATTATCAAGTAATGATGAGCATTATAAGTTCAGGGAAAACAAAACGATTAATATTGTTGAGAAAATTGGCGAGGGATCAATCGGATTAGTTTTCCTACTTGATAATGGACATGTTCTCAAAATTTATAAAAATTCAATAGCATCGTTAACAAAACTGAAAGAGTCACGTTCAATTTTGCCAGAACCCAACGAAAATAGAGAGATCCAACTTTTTTTTAAAATTATAAGATACAAAATAAAAGGAGTTGGTATAGTTCAACCTTACTCTCTTGGTACAATATCTAAAGAATTTGTTTTCGATAATGTAGTAATAAAAAAGGGTACATATTTCTCTGTACTTCCTTTTTATGAAAAAATAAATAGAGATGTATTAGTCAAATACAATCTCTTGGATCTCATAAAAGAGATAATTGAATCAGAATTAAATATAGAAAAATATCTACAAGTTTTTCATTTAGATATTAAACTCGAAAATTTAGTTTTAAATAATGGTAAGTTAATGCTGATTGATTATAATTTAACAAAATCGATTAGTTCTGGTGACATGGCATTGAATACAAATCATTTTAATACTGATAAAAATTGTAAATTAAAATTAATTCCTTTATATTATATATTTTTATTGATTATTTCATTGCTTTTTAATACAAAAAAGGTTTATTTTAATGATTCGGTTTTGATAAATTATTTGTTTATTTTGTCAAAGAAATTGAAAAGTTGTATTTATTTGATTATTTATAATGGATTGTCATTGAAGTATGAAATTTTAGGATTTAAACGGAGATTTTTATATACTTGTGTTTGTGATAAAGAAGAAAAAAAAAATGATAATTAATTTTTTTTATTATTTGAGATATAAAAATAATATTATTAGTAATATCAATGGAATTGAGTGAAATTATAAAACAAAATCGGAAATCAATAATTAATAATTTCGTTGTTTACACAAGCGACAATTTTAAAACAAAATGGTGTGAATTTAATATAGATAGAATTGATAACTATTTAGCTAAACAATTTCTACTAGATCTAGTTGATGAAGTTAAAAGTATAAATAAAAATTTGTTGAAATCTTTATTTATATTTTCACAAAAAAAGAATATTCTTTATTTATCAAATCTTATATACCAATTTGATTGCGAAACTTTTAATGACCCTCTCAGAATTGACCTGTCTAATTCTGGAATTGACCTATCTAATTCTGGAATTGACCTATCTAATTCCGAAGTTTATTTATCAAACTCTACAAACCCTCTAAGATCTAAACCAATAAATATACCTGTATGTAAGAGAAGTTGTGTTGTGTCTTCTTGTTTTACTCCTCCTGATTTTTCTTTTAGTGGGAAATCATGGTCAAATCATCCATTTAATGACTTGGATGAAGTTTTATCTTATTCTTCTACATCTTTTTATTCTTG